TAGTAATCTGACCACCAGGGAAAAGTTGTTTCCAAATAGGATACAAACTGCCCTGTGTCCCATCCCATTGGTTATTAGCTATAGTAGCTTTCAATAATATCCTGTAGGTGTCATCATCGAGAACAGGACTTATCCCGTTATTAGGTTGGAAAGGAACTGTTCTTTTAACTCCAATTAAGACACCTAGAATATCTAGTTGAACTCCTACAGCAAAATCTAAATCGAAAGCAGACGTAATAAACTGTAAACAATTTGAAATATCAGTAGCGATATTCAAAACCACAGTAAACCACTGATTAAACTGTGTAGTTGTTCTGTATTCAGAGGTTAATATATTTATATAGTAACCATTAGTAAGTGATTGAATAGGAAGTTGTCCAGGCATGATTTACACCGCATTGATAGTGACGTTAGCTGATAGGCCAGAAGAAACTTGCCAGAAATCCATATCGATATCAGTAGTTCCAGTAGGAGAAGGAGCAATTCCGAGTTGAAGAGACCTAATGGAAAAATCAGGCTGAAGCAGATTAGGCATAGCGGATAGAGCTACCCCATATAGAGCAGATTGAGTAACTTCTTCTCCAATTTGCAAACCATTAAGATAATTCGCTATGGCATTTTGAATGTTGGTCTGCATAGTAGAATTATAATTAGGTGTTAGACCGTGAATTCCAAGCACGACATAAATGGGAACTGATACAGGTCTAACAAAACCAATAGTCATAACATTTCCAGAATTAGGATCAGTTACAGGAACCTCAACCATAGATACGGCCGTAGCTCCAATAGTGTTACACCCTATTCCTCTATTATTGAAGATAGCAGTAGCGACATTTAAATCAGTTCCACCCATTACTACAGCTGTCATAGAGTGACCAAGATTACCGTAAGCATCAGTAACTCCAGTCTGATTTTCTAGGATGTTAGTAAGAGTAACTCCAGCCACCGCTTTAACTTCAGCAATAGTTCCAGCAAGTCGAGTGTTAGAGGGTAAGGCTACTGAAACATATTGACGAGCTCTAGCATTAGAATCAGACTCTACAGGAGTTCCTACGTTAGCGGCGGAAGGGTTAGTTACTGTATTCCAGCCAGCAGTAAATCCACCAACTGGAGTTTTGATGGTATCTGGAGCAGCGCTAATTGGACCACCTTGTTGGCATATAGCAGTAGCACTAGCACTTCCACCAGGACCAATAGTTATTTTTGGGGGAAGTTGCCAGAGAATACCACTCACATCAGCTATGATGGCGCTGTAAATGGAAGTTCCAGCCAAGCCAGTAAGTAATAGAGTTACTGAAGAATTAGAAGAAGAAAGTCTCGTTAATCCATTAATTTTAAGTATAGAATCTAAATCAGAACCTATAGCAGTAAGTGGAGATCTAGCATTATAAGCCAACTGACAGAGACTCATATTGTCACTTAACTTAAGAGCTAAAGCGGAAATCCACTGATAGTCAGCAGAGTCATTTCCAAGATAGGTAGTCGATCCGTAGATTGACTGAAAGGCACTTAGAATAACAGCTTGAATATCATTTAAAGTAGGTACAGAGAGCCCTGCTACTGTAATTACTGGAGGAAAATATGCCATCAGAGCCCTTTCTAAGAAGGTGAACTCGTCAGAATAGCAGAAGTTCCAGGAGAATTGCTCACTGTTACAACCCCAAACCGAGTAGCCACCGTTGCACTAAACACAAACTTTCTGTTCTGATAGGTAGCCGTAATAGAAACTATAGCTGTAACATAAGGAGTTCCTAAAATTCTAGCTGCTATCAAATTGGTAATGACCGTGATATTTCTTTGACTACCAGAAGAGCCTAAGATAGATTGAAACAAAGGTAATCCATCTTCTAGATTAAGAAACCATTCTCCCTGAAATAATTTTAATCTAGTAGCTATAATTTGAGTTATGGCCTCTAAATCTGAGACAAAGTTCTCTTGACCATTGCCAAATTGAGGTTCCCAAGTAACTGGATCTAATTTTCTTACAGTTATAGTTGCCATTACTCAGCCTCTAATACGGTTGTAAATGAAGTAATTGGAGGAGGGGTTACTGTAATACTATGAGAAGTTAAAGCCGGTAATAGAGTAGAGATTACCCAGTCATATAGGTCTTTAGTTATTAAAGGTTTTACTGCTCCACCATGAGCTTTAATTTCTACACTAGAAGCAGTAACCGTAATAGCGCCAGAAGCTAAATCAATGAGTACAGTTTGGTCATCCGATCTTATCTGAACAGAACTAGTAGAGTAATTTGGTAGGACATTTGGTTGAGACCACGGACCAAACCACGCAAAAGCATCAGAAAGATCGTGTCTACGGCGATCATACTGAGGGTTGATTCCGCCGTTCTGCCACCAACCATCAATACACATATCAGAAAATATCAAAAGACATTCTGTTCCTTTAGTGATTGGAAAAGTCATCGACCAACCAGGAACTCTCATCATCATGATGGGAACATCTTGAATGGGCTCAATCGTTACTGATGTTGGAATGTTCTGAGTACTTCCAGGATTAGTGACCTGTTGAGTTGGTGGAGGTGGTAGAAGAACCATTTCCTGAATAGCTGGTTGAACTATACAGGTTTGTTTAACTGGATCGAAAGATACCACAATTCCAGGAACCGCACACCGTAACATACAAGCCCATTGCCAAGCAGCCCCAGCAATAGACTCTGTATGTAGTCCTAGTCTCTCTTGAATAGATAACATGTTTTTAGTTTCCCGTAACGTCAGCTTGAAGACTTTGGCCAAGAAGTTGAATAGCTTGTTGAATCTGAGCTATTCCAGTAATTTCTGAGTACCAAGTATTTCCTCTAGTGTCTCCAATAAATCGAATCCCAACTACTGCGTATTTATCAACTATAGGAACCGGTGGTCCCTGCCCTACAGGTAGTGGATAAGCAATAGGAGCTTGTCTAATAAACTGTTTTTGAATAGCCACTTGAGGAAGTGGTGCAGTTATTTGAACATTAGGGTCCAATAGAACTCTAAAGTTTACTCCTAGTTGAGTCTGTTGAGGCTGTCCTATGAGACTCAGAGTTACTCCACCGACCTTAGCAGGAGGTCCGCCTTGAGGAACTATCGGAGCATAAGTAGCTACTAAATTTCCTAGGGGTTGTTGTAGAGAATCTACATTCCATCCTTTATTATCAAACCATGATAGCAAGTTATTCTGGTCAGCTAAAGCATTAAGATAAGGATGAGGATTACCGAAGTAAGATTTTCCTCTAGGTAATTGGTTAGCTCCCCTTTGAGGAGTAGTTGAGTTTATAACTGACTGAACTTGAGAACTATTCAATCCAATCTTATTAAGAGCTTGACTAGCTATAAACCGAGCTTGAGTAAACTGAGTAGATAGAGCAGGTAAAGTAGCATTGAGAAAATTTTGAGTGGTTAATGCTCTATTCAAGAGACAGTGAATAGTGAGTCTTCTATCTACGACATCTAGTCTATCCTGAACAGTATAGAATACTGGACCAGTAAAAATAGCCGGAGGAACGGAAGGATAAGGATAATCAGCTTGATACCCAGCAGCTAAAGTTACGATGTCTCCTTCTTGAATTATTGCTTGATATAAATCAACTCCAGCTGAAGGACCCGTAGAAATAGGACCGTCAGCATTCCATATGCTAATTTCTGCTGCCCAAAAAGCTGAAAAGGCATATTGAACTATATCAAAAGTTACCCTTAAGGCATTAGGCTCGAAAGAGTCACTCGTAATAACTATGGGAATTCCTGCTGATGGACCTTGATTTGGAGTAATAGTTAGTGAATATGCTCTTCCAAAGAATGGTGTAGTCGATTGAGCGCTCATGGAGTCATTCTCTAGTTAATCCAGGTTGTGTCAGGAATTATGTGCAAATCATTGATAATAATACACTTAGTCATTATTTGCATATAAAACCTAATCTAAACATTAGGAGTATCATCCACCCATAGTTGGAAATCAGTTCCTAAATTACTCGCATCTGGATAGTCTTCTCCACCTTGACCTGTTTGTCCACCGTACGGTCCTTGACCATATCCACCTTGACCGTAACCTATTCCAGAACCTCCAGTGGGAGTTCCATTAGCTACGTTGATTACATACCAACTACCAATATTCAAGTATCTTTGTTGTTGAAGAAGATTAGCTGCCGGATAACTACCACATATCATTGGAACAGAATCTATTAATAGATTGTTATTCACATCTGAAATAGAAAGTATCCAGTATCCGGACATCTCATTAAATTTAATGGTTAAATTTAAAGTTAATGGAGTTCCATCAACCTGTAGTAATACTGTGAATTGCTGATTTGGAGAATTAGTAAGAGGTATAAGCTGTAAACTCATGGCTTACTCCGTCGGGACTTGTCCCAGACTGTTGCTACTGACTAATCCAGCGCCTGGTACCGATGGAAATAAAGGAGTGTTAGGCCATAACGTAGATGGTATGACATTCTGTTCAATCTGCGATTGATTTGGAGGAACAGACTGAATAGTTCCACCAGAAGAACTACCAGATGTTTGAGGTCTAGCACTAACATTAGGAATAGAAGATATACTTCCCGAGAGAATTTCTTCCAAAGTAACAGTAGCTCGCAACCCGTGAAGAGTCTTATTATCATCTGGAGAAGTAAGATTCTTAATCAACATATTAGCATACGTATCTAATCTCGTAGTAAGAGTTAGAGAAGTTCTGCTTATTTGAAGTTGCTTAAGAATTTGCCAAGCTGAAACACTCTTCGTTGCTGCTCCAACCCAAACTCCAGCACTAAATGAGCTCATAGCATCACTCATTCCAATTTCTAAAACCACAACACTAGGTTTCACAAAAGCGTGATCTGATATGTTAGCTCCAGTAAGAACCGGATGTTGGGTTTTAACTAGTGAACGACTATGATTAATTCTCATAACAGCATCAAAAACATAGTTTATTGTTGGAGTAGATGGCTGACCAGTAGCAGTATTTGAAGTTGCTGGAACAGTTAAAATAGTTAAAGCAGGTTTTGAATACTGAGGAGGAGTCCAGGCTCCCTGAGAAGACACAGTCACGTGAGGACTCCGGTACTCACTGGAGATGATTATAGCTTCAGTTTCAGCCACTGCTATAGAGCCTAGCGGAAAAACGATTCCTGATCCCATTAGTAGAACGCTCCTCCCGCAGTTTGTGCCATGGTTTTAGCGTTGTTAGTCTTTGTAAAATCAGTCATAGATTCTTTAACAAAATGAGACCACTGATCAGATGGCATGTCATGAGGAACGTGGATGTGAACAGTTCCTATATGAACAGTTTCTCCTTCTCTATGGGCATCATTGCTATATCGACTATAGTCTCTCAGAATGGTTCTTACATAGTCCTCAGTTTCTTTATACGGAGGAATACCTCCATACTTATCAACATTCCCAGGACCCGCATTGTAAGCCGCTAAAGCCTTCTCAACATTCCCATTATATTTATTAAGTAAATCAGAAAGATAATGAGTTCCACCTTCTATAGACTGAGCAGGATTGAAAGGATTATCAACTCCATACTGAGAAGCTGTTCCTGACGTCATCTGCATCAAACCTTTAGCTCCTTTATTGCTTATCGCACCGGTATTATAGTTACTTTCCTTGTGAATAAGAGCAGATAGGAGATTAGGATCTATATTATATTTCTTACCAGCTTGATTTATCAGATTAGCTAGGTCTGGATTTGTTGTGTTTTCTGCTTGGGTTCTTTCATTTTGTTTATTAAAGAAATCATTAATTCCACTAAAATCCTTGTTAAGTCCGTTGGCTCCATAACCTGAAAAATAGTCTCCAACATTATTAACAGCGGCTTTCATGTCTTCTTGAGAAAGATAGTTTAATCTATCTGCTTCTTTTGTATTCCCATGAAGTCTAGCCATTAAAGATGCTAATCCTTCAGTTCCTGCCGCAAAAGCATGAGTACCTGTTTTTGCAACTAATTGAAGAGTAAGAGCAATTTCAGCAAGTACGTCTAGCCAATCTATAGCTGCTTTAGTCGCATCTTTAACATTTAGAGTATTAGTCTTAAGTGAATCATCTCCAGTAATTACTCCGGTTAGAAACTGAAATTCTCCAGCGACATCCTTAACTGTGTTTTTAAGGTCTTTACCAACTACTACCCAATCTTGCCAAACTGGAATTAACTTATCGGCTACTTGATCTGATATACCTGGAAGATTTTTTGTGAACCAATCATTAAGTTTATTAAGTTTATTGAGCACATCTCCAGAGCCAAACCCTAATTTTTCGAAGAGTTTGCTTACGACTCCACCAGTAAGAAATTCGAGTTCAGCAGTAAATCTTTTGTACTCCATGCGAATATCTCTAATACTACGCATGATGCTATCAAATCCATCGCCCATAGCTCTACCGAGCTTTATGTTCTGCTCATAGAGATATTGAAATCTTTTATTAAGTTCTGGATCGTAAGCGATCTCATCGAGAGAGGCACCAAGTTCATCTTGAGCAATCTTCATAGCTCGAGCAGACTCTTTGGTCATTAACATTCTCATACCAAAGAGTCTGTACTGTTGATCAGCCATTGCGGTTTTATCCGCTAGAGCTATGATTCCCATTCCAGCTGCAGAAAGAGCGCTTACTATAGTAGCCTCAACTTTGAGAAAATTGAGCATGGTACCACCGGCAAATGATAAGACATTTTTCTCAGCATCTTTAAGGGTGTAAGAAAATTTCTGCCATGAACTACCATCTACGATAGCACCGAGTTTTACTAGATAGGAATCGAGAATGTTAGCGGACATTTTCTTTTCTTCTCCTATATTCTTCGGCTCTTGCTTCGTTCTCCATCTTCACGTCCATCATTTCTAGAATGTCGAACAAGTCATCCACTGTGTAAGTTCCATCGAATGTTTCGTGGAGTTTCCACAGTCCAGCTTCTACTGGTCTCATGAGTATTGGACTTAGACTAGTATAAAAAGCCGGTTCCCATCCGAAAGAATTTAGCGATTCAAGGGTTGGTCGGTCGACTTGTTTCCTTCTAAAAAAGGATTTATGTTGAACATGATACTTTCAGTAGTTAACTTATAGACCTTTGATGGATCGTCATTAAGTTCTTTGATAGCCCACATTCCGTTAGAACCGAGAATAGGAATCTCTAAGAGCACCCCATCTTGGAGATCACAGTGGAACACAAATCGAAGAGCATGACCTTGAATTTCATCAAACTCTGATTTGGAGCAATTTCCCAAGGCAGCCAGCAAAGAGGACCCTGAGGGAGCTTTTCCTGCTAGAACTGAGAAAAGCCAACAAGCTAGCCGCGGGTCCATCTTCTTAACTGAGTAAGATTGTTCTCCTACTTTAATTTCCTTTTGATTTACTCGGGGTTCCACTTTGATTCTCCTTGATATAAGATTTTAAAACTACTGAGTTACAACTTGAGCTGCCATTAATCGCCAAGTAACAGAAGCTCCTGAAGGACCATAAGCTTTATCTGGAATCTTCAGAGGAGACACTCCTGTAAGAGTATGGTTAGCCCCAGATAGAAGGTCTATGAGCTTAAGAACAGCAGCAGCAAAATTAGCTGCTCTACCATTTTCACTCTCTGTAAACTTAGCATTTGCCCAGTTAATCAAGAACTGATTAATGGTGCTATTCTGCTGGCATTCC